TTACCAGACAGACCCGAGATAAACACCGGGAAGAAAGTGCGGCTAGAAATAATCTTCTCAACGCTCTTGAAGTCACCAAACGGGACGTAGGTCTTGTCCTTCTCGGGAATCATCACGTAGTCATGTTCGGACATTGCGTTCGGGTCGAACTTCTTGTCCTTACGTTGAGTCATCGGAATAACCTGTGCTGCGTGGGCGATGGACGGGAGCTGATACTTGCCACGGTCAGAAGAGGCAAGCGAGGAGAAAAAGCTTTGGCGCGGGCGAGGCAGACCAAGCTCGTTAGCCAGCTCAATTAGAACCTTCTTAGCCACAATAGCTTGCTCGCCAAAACGAGTCGCAGCGGTTTGCAGCAGCAGGTCACGGTTGTTGGTATTCATCACGGTCTCCATTGTGTATGTGTGCATTATATAAGGTAATGGGGTATTAGTCAATGGCAACTTTGGTCGCCTTGCCGGCAATCATATCGATGAAGCGAACCAGCATGGACCGGCTCATGGTCCGTCGGTTGCTTGCTTTAATGAAAGCCTTGGCAAGTCGATTAGCAGTCACATTACCCTCGATATCGTCCAGATTCATGTCCTCAACGTCCAGATGCTTGCCACCCATGACGGCAAAGAATTCTTTCGCACCAAGAACCTCGGAGAGAACAAGATGCTTATCCTTGCGAAGGCGGGTAAGATCATCTGGGCGAAGATTGGTAATATAATTGATATCAGATGCGCTATGAATTAGGCGGAACACGGCTACGTTAATATTTTGCTCGGCGCGAAGATTCCGAAGCAGAAACGTGGTTTGCTCATGGTGTTGGTCGATATAAGACTGTCGCATGGTCCGCTTGTCGCGAAGAATCCTGGCACCATGCATACTACCCCTACCATTCACATTAATACCATCGGACTCACCATCAGTCAGAAAGATGGAGTGAACGATATCAAGCTTGCTATCCTTTCGGAAATCACGAATGATGGCGTGCGAAAGAATGATGGTATCATTTAGAGGCGTCGAACCAAGCGAGAAAAACTTGTGGAAGATATCGGTATAAGAGTAATCACGATCCCAGCTACTGCGGCGAACACTGGTCGAATGACCGTATTCGTGCATTAGCTTGGCCATATCGGCGTATTCCCTGCGCGACATATTGCTGGTAAACAATTCAAGCAGACGAAAATTGTTGCCATGAATTTGAATGGTATTTTCTTCATTACCGATATGAATCTTATTACCTGCGCGCATCCACTCCTTGCAGACACCAGTGGTGAATGCATAGACCTTGTGCGCGATGCCAGTCTTTCGGCAGAATTCAACCAGCGAAAGAAGCTGCTGAATCGTACCATTCATATGGCCTTGCATTGAGCCAGAAAAGTCGATGAACATCACCATACCATGGTTCTTACCATTCGGGAGAACCGTAAGCCGCCGAAAGATATCCTCAGAATACTTGTAAGAATGCACCTTGCTCGGGTTGATGATGCCAGTCTTAGCATCTTTGGCGCGAGCATAAGAGTCGGCAGCCTTCTTCATTTCAAATTCCTTGACCATGTAAGACACGACCTTAGAATTGCGCGAAATGAATTCGCGGTACCGTTCAGTTGTACCAGACTGGGTGGACGCCGATGCAGTATTCATCGCACTCACAAGCGAATTGAGAATTTGCTTATAAGGTACGATAAAGCCCTGATATTCATCACGAACCTCTGGCACATTGACATAACGCACATCCTTGAGGAGGCGGGAGTCAATATGCTTCTTGGTCAGATTGCTATTCATGGCATCTTGGGTATTGGAATCAAGATCGGTGGTATTCAGACCAGACTCACCCTTACCACCCTTAGTCTTACTGTTACCATCACCATCTTCATAATCACCATCAAGGTCGATGTCCATATAATCACCATCGCCGTCGCCATCAACAAGCTCAAATGCGCCGATGTCACCTTCCATTGAGGCATGTTCGTCACGACGATCCTTGGCAAACTGCAAGATTTCACGCGCCAGAGCAACCACATCTTCAAAGGTAGAAGTGGTTTCCATCTTCAGGATAAACTTGCGCTCATCGTCAGCGAACGGGACATCGATGACCTGCCCAGCCTTGAAGTGGACATTCAGTCGGTCGATAAATGAACACTTGTTGATGGGTCGCGCCTTCAGACCAAAGAAATCTTCTTCAATAAGATACTTGGCTGCATGATCATAGTCAGCACGACCACCAGGAAACTTACCCTTCATCTTGCGGTCAATGCGCGCATCTTCTACGATATTAACATAGGACTTGAGGTACTTGTCCTCGTCCTTGACGACCTTCATCCAGCCGCTCTCAGGTGTAAAGAGCGCGTGACCAACCTCATGCAGCGAGAGCATGTGGTAAACGGGCTCGTCCATATTCTTCCACATGGGAAGCGTCAGGAGGCGGCGCTTAAGGTCGAAGGACGCGGTGACCGTCGGCGAATGCTCGACGGTGATGTTTTCGGTGGCCAGTAGCCGGGCGAAACGATCAAGACCCTTAGTCGCGGAGATAAGGGCCTTGATATTGGGGTCGGTTTGCTGCTTCATACGGTCATTATAATATGATCCTGACCGTATGTCAAAGGTAAAACGTGGCTAATTAGGTATCACTTGATGGCAATGAAACCAGTAAATGCGTGGTTTTGCCAGAAAGAATCCACTTGCCTAAACCCGGCGTCATCTACCATATCAAGCAATTCTTGGCGCGTATTTGGCTTCATCATATGGCGGAGCGTGCGCTCCTTGTCCATGATGTCCTCCGTGCTGAAGGACTCGCGCTTGAAATCGTAATAGGTAAAGGTACGAATTTCATGAATGCGCGCCGAAGAGGCCACAGTCTTTTCTGCAAAGATAAATGCACCACCCTCATGCAGACCATTATAGATGGATGCAATAATATCATGACGATCTCGCTGAGGCATAAATTGAAGCGTAAAGATAGACGTGACCAGAGAGCAGTTATTGAAATAATAGTCTCGTACATCACAAGTCTCATATTCAAGATGCTCGCTCAGCTCATCAATATCTTTTTTAAAGCCATCATAAAAATCTTCTTCGATTTCGACACCGATGTAGTTGGCGCGCGGAGCAAATGTATTTTGCTTGATCATCGCCTTTAGAAGCTTGCCGGTCGAACAACCAATGTCAACCACATTGGTGTCGTCTTCAACGAAATACTGTGACATAGAAAGCACATCATTCCAAAGATCACCATAGTGGCGAATGGATGCATTGATGTGATTATCAAACCCTTCGTCGCGGGTTGCGAATGTAAACTTGGTCATGATGTAATCTCCCTGTAAGGCTTTAGCACTCGTTCATAAACTCGATTAGCAATCTCAGCCATAACCTTTGGTGCGACCATGCGACCAATGCGCTCGGCCTGCTGATCAAATGATCCAGTCAATTCGTAATCTTCAGGAAGCCCCTGCAGGCGCTTTAGTTCCTTGATCGTGAACTTGCGATCCTCTGCCCAATGGAAAAGCCCCGCTCCGGATCGCTTCGATCCATTTGCAGTCAGGGTAGGACAGGGCATATTCGCACATGTCCTGATTAGAGTGAAGTAGTTCTCGTCGGGATTTAACTCTGTCGGAATTTCGGGTGAGCATGGATTAACTCTCTTGTCTGGGTTCTTAGGTAAGATCGATAGCCAGTGTCTCTGATTCTCAGAGTTGTTCTGAACGTAATCTTTTAACATCTGTACCTCACCCATGTCAAGGGCTACGTCAGATAGTGCAGAGGCCATTGTGATATGACGCGAAGTTGGATTAGGAATAACCTCATGTGCTAGATTGAGCATATGAAGTCCTACCGCTTCGGCGACATCTTGTCGAATGCATATAAAGAAAGTTCTAGGTCTTTCTTGCGCCACGCCATAGTCTTTGGCGCTTAGGACATCATATGTCACAAGATAGCCGGGCGGCACCATTTTAAATTCATTAATAAATTCATTCAGCTTTGATATAGCTCGACCGATGGTAAGCCCTCGGACATTCTCAGCGATAATTACCTTCGGCTGTATATCTTTAGCGATGCGAATGAATTCAAGAAACAGGTCCTCGATATTCTCAACCTTCTTACCGTCGCTATAAAGCTTGGTCTTGTTCCAATTTTTATGGCGCTTGCCGGCAAGAGAAAATGCAGAGCAAGGAGGCGATCCGTCGAGGATATCAACCTCACCCGGCTTCATACCGACAGGATCCATTAGATCCTTACCCTTTAGCTCTTTGATATCACCAGGAATAACAAGGGTATCTGGGAAATTATGCGTGTAGGTCTTGATGGCCTCTTCAACAAATTCATTGACGCACAAAACCTTACCGCCAGCCAAACGATAGCCAAGCGATGATCCACCGCCACCAGCAAAGGTAGAAATTACTTTGAATCTTTGACATGCGGAAGAATCACGCACGTCCTGCATAACATATGGTTGATATTCATTAATCATGAGCGATAAGGAACCAAGACATTTTGATAGATGTTTGTTGCTAGCGCGGACATCATCTTGGGTGCAACCATGCGACCAATGCGCTCGGCTTGCTGATCGAATGATCCACTTAGCTTGTAGTCGTCAGGCAGACCCATGACACGCTTTAGCTCAGGTACAGTTAGCTTGCGATTCTTTTCAAAGTGAAGAACACCAGAGACACCGCGCTTCTGCCCGGCCTGCGTCACAGTCGGGCTAGGTAGATGCGGCGCTGGACGAATCATATTGAATAGCGAGGCTTTAGGATTTACATCGCGGAATTCAGGCATTGATGGCTTTGTATGCTTAGAGGGGTTGAAAGGAAGCATTTCAACCCACTTCTTCTGCCAGCAATTTTGCACATAATCCTCAAGCATCTTTTCTTGCTCAGGATCATTGACAAGATTTTCAAATGCCTCTGAGATTGAGATATGCTCAGGGCGCTGCTTGTTGACCTTGGGGAATACAGTATCATGTGCATTGAACATATGAATACCGACCTTGTCTGCCACATCATGTCGAATGCAAACAAAGAACGTGCGCTCGCGTGACTGAGGTGTACCAAAGTCTGCTGCGCTCAATACTTGATATGTGACAAAATAACCAGGCGGAATTTGCTCAAAAGCATTTCGGAATTCATTTAGCTTACCGACGGCCTCACCCATGGTGATGCCTTTCACGTTCTCAGCGACGATAACCTTGGGCTGAATTTGGCTAGCGATGCGAATGAATTCGAGAAACAGATCCTCGATGTTCTCGACCTTCTTACCATCACTGTAAGTCTTTTCTTTGTTCCAACCCTTCTCGCGCTTACCAGCAACAGAGAATGCAGAGCAAGGCGGCGACCCGTCAAGAATGTCAAGCTCACCCGGCTTTAGCCCAGCAGCAGCCAGAAGGTCTGCGCCAGTAATACCCTTGATGTCACCAGGCACGATTTTGGTATCGGGGAAATTCATCGAATAGGTCTTAATAGCCTCTTCAACAAATTCATTGATGGCAATCACCTTACCACCAGCGAGTCGATAGCCAGTGCTAGAACCACCACCACCAGCAAAGGTGGATACCACAGTAAACAGCTCTCGCGCAGAGCTGTTACGAACATCTTGAACCGTATATGGCTGATATTTTGTCATGCAGCTATATTATACCTTATCAGAAATATTGTCAATGGCTAAGTGAAAAACTTATCAAGTGTAGGTTCAGAGCTATCACTACCAGCCCAATCTCTGCACATATCCATAACCCTAATCCTATTCTTGAAGTTAATTCTAGGATTATGTAGTAGTGTTTCAAATAGCTCATCAATACCAGAGCCGAGCTGTAGATTGATGTGCTTTTTCACTTTACCTATGCGATCAAATTCTGGCTTGAATGCTTCGACTACATGGTGCTTCTGGTAGGGTTTATTGAGCTGACCCCAATCCATGGAATAGAAAAAACCACTAACAGAATCAGACAGATAAGG